TGGTGCCGTGGGCGGTGCGATTGGAGGCGCTGCTGATTGGGTTGCTGACACCGCCAGTGGTGCATGGAACAGCGTCATGGGCGTCTTTGACAAGATCGAAGAGTGGATCGATGACAAGGTCGCTGACACTCTACGTGGCGTAGCTAATGGTGTCAAGGGCCTCATGCCCGATTCGTCTGTTGGTGACATCGGTAGGGGCGTTGTCGATCAGGCGACCGAGGGCCTCATCACCATGGTCACCGGCGCACGCAAAGCGCAGAAGGACGCAGAAGCTGCCTCGATCATGGGCGCTACTGGGGCGGCGACTGCGAACGGGGCCAATGGCCTCGGCCCGGCAGCCGCAGCAGCCCGAGCGTACGTGATGTCTAAGTACGGCATCACGAACATCGGTGGATATTCCAATCGAAACATCGCCGGCACCAATACGCTTTCTGACCATGCTACTGGTCACGCGATGGATGTCATGCTGACCCCCGACTACAATTCGGCCGCCAAGCGTGCAGTCGGCAACCAGATCGCCGAGGAGTTCCGCACTCGCGCCGGTACCAAGTACGTCATCTACTACGACCGCATTGCAAATGGCGGCGCCGGCTGGACCCCGTACGGCCACCCTGGCGGTGGTCGATCTGACACACTGCAGCACCGCGACCACGTTCACGTCTCGTTCTTCAAGAAGGGCGGTATTCTCGACCAGATGACGGCCGCTATGAGCGGTGGGATGAACGCGGGGATGAACTCCGGGTTGTTCGATCGTGGCGGCTGGCTGCAGCCCGGCATGACGATGGCGCACAACAAGACTGGCCAGCCTGAGGCCGTCATGCCGACCAACTTGCTCAAGAACGCGATCCGCGACGGCTTGCGCGATCTGCCGAGTTCGTGCCGCGATGCCATTGAGCGTGGATTCCGGCACAACAGCGATTGGATCGAGCGGTACTGGGAACGTGACTACCGTCGTGACGATGTCAACCCGGTCTCGATCATGGTGCCCGGCACCACGGCTCCGATCAAGATGCCCGGCTCTACACCGGGATCGACCAACACCGTGCCTCCGGTGACGGCGCCTGTCATCGAGCAGCCGCGGACGCAGCCTGCCCCAGTCATCCCGAGTGGCTCGATAGGCGACGCGCTGCTGAGCGCGTTCACGCGCTTGGCTCCAGAGCTCTCGATGGCTCTGAAGGCGGGATCGCGGACTGACATCGTCAGTGCTGGACAGCAGGTTCTTGCGAACGACCAGCGCCTGGCAGCCATCGCGGCCGACATCTCACAGCAGATCGGTGCGCCCATCGCTGACATCAGCAGCGCGTTGCGGAATCTTGTGAACAGCGCCATGCCGACGACGGCTACGCCTTCGGTTGTCGTGACGGCGTTGCAGCAGCAGTTCGCAGCGTTCAAGCAGTTCGTGTCGACAAATACGCGTGCAGGCAACTACACCGCAGACAATCGTCTCGATAACTTGCCTGAAGAGATGGAGCAGGCGTTCCTCCGAGCCTTCCCCGATGTCAAGCGTTCTATGTCCAATGGAATCATCGACGTCAACAAGACGCTTTCAACGCGAGCTGCTGACATTCTGAAGTACGCGTCGAACATGAATGAGAGTGACGGTGTCGCTCTTCTCACTGCACTCTCTGGCGTGCCGCGCGTCATGGCTGAGGCTCAGAAGGCCGTCACGACTACGAACAACAACGCAGCCTCGGCGCCTGTCACCATTCATGACGGGGCTTTCCAGGTTACAGTTCAGGGAGGCGCAGACGCTGCGACAGTTGCTCAGCTCCAGGAGTTGCTTGCGCAGTTCGGTGACGAGCTACTGCACCAGATCACAGGAAGTAAGTAAACATGACAACGTTCACGTTCACTGCTACAGGTGGTGATCTGTACAACTCGAACGGATCTCGTGACTACGCGGGTTACTTCGAGCAGGGTGGGTCGAACTGGAACTCCAGGACGATCATCCTCTTTGACACCAATGCCATTCGTACCCAGCTTTCTGGGTACACCATCACGTCGTGCACATTCAACTTCTATGTCACAGCCGTTGGTGGATCACAGGCGCGTCTCTTCTTCGGCACGCACAACTACACTTCACTGCCGAGCAGCTTCACGTCGTCACGCTTATCGTCCAACCGCGTGCAGTACGTTAAGAATGGTACTGGCCAGGTCACTGGACTGAATCTCGGCACGACGATCGGCACTGAGCTTCGCGATGGTACATCGACCGGCATCCTGTTCGGTCCCGTTCCGTCCGGGTATGACAACGACGATGAGTCGGCTCTCATCTCGACGCACTCCGACTCGAACCAGTCGCGTCGTCCCGTACTGGTCATCACAGCGGAGCTGACCAATCAGGCGCCCAATGCACCGACGCTGAACACGCCTGCCGCCAATGCCGTGGTAAACGCCGGCGGATCGCTTGGCTTCAACTGGCAGCACAGCGACCCGAATGGCGATCCGCAGGCCGCATGGCACTTCCGTCGTCGCAAGCCTGATGGCACGTACGACTACTGGGACGGCTCGAACTTCGTCGCCACGGACACGCGACTGACGCAGACCATGGCACCGCTTACGAACGGTGTTATGACCATTCCTGCGAACAAGTGGGGAAACGGTCTGGCGTACAGCTGGGCCGTACGCACGGAGGATCCAGCCGGAGCAATCGGCCCATGGTCGGCCGAACGCATCCTGTACACGTCGACGCCACCCACAACCACGGTCACTGGACCGACGGGCAACATCAACTCTGCGCGACCGACGCTGACGTGGACGCGAGCTGACGTTGACGGAAACGCGCAGTACGGGTACGCGGCGCAGGTTGTGCCGCAGGAAACGTACTCGGCGCTCGACTTCAACCCGGACAACTACCTCGGAACAGCGTGGTCGGCGTCGGCCGATACCAGCGCAACGTCGGTGACGTTGCCCAAGGATCTGGTGAACCACAAGGCATACCGCGCGTACATCAAGACATCGTCTTCACCGAACCCGTCCGGTGGGCTGCAGTGGTCTGGTTGGTCGTACACGTCATTCAGTGTCGTCATTCCGCCGTACGCTTCGACGGTGACGTTCCCGCAGAACGGTAGCATCATCGATCTGCGCGCAGGCTTCACCCTCACCTGGCGCAACAGCTACTTCTCCAACATCGGTTCGCAGACCGCTTTCGCTGTTCGTCGCATCATTGCCGGCGGTTCGTATCAGTGGTGGAACGGTGCCGCATGGGGCCCGACTGAGATCTTCCTTGCCGGCTCTGCAGCGCAGTTCGCTTTCCGTGCGAATGAAGTTCTTAACGGTGCCACGTACACGTTCTCTGTCGCTATTCGCGATGACTACAATCAGGTGTCGCCATACTCGTCAGGCACGACGGTCACTGCTTCGTCCGTGGCGCAGGTCAACGTTGTGGCTCCTCTTGGTGTGTCGGTGACAACGCGTCCCACCGTTACGTGGACCGTGTACGACCTGGAGAATGACCCGCAGCAGACGTACCAGGTGCGCATCTTGTCCGAGGATGTCTACACGGGTACGTCCGACAACTTCAATCCCGGTGCCGCCACGGCCGTGTGGGACACGGGCGAGATCATCGATGTCACGACGCGAAACATCACCGTGGCGACTGACCTGCAGAATGCGACGAATTACCGTGCGTACGTCCGGGTCAAGACTGGCGGGCAGTACTCCGCCTGGTCGTACGCTGAGTTCAATGTGTCGTTGGTGCCGCCTGCAACACCCACAGCACGGGCAATCGCACGCCACGATGATGGTGTCATTGACATCATTGTGCAGGCACGAGACTCTATGCTTGGTGACACTACCTCACGCAATGCGAATGGCTGGGAGCCGGACACGAACTGTACCGTCATCAACGGTATCTTCTTCGCATCGGCTCATTCACATCTTGCATCGAGTGTGACCTCAACTGCAGCATCGACCATTTCAGCACGTACGATCGATGAATACCCAGTTGAGCCGGGTTTCACGTACACAGCAGGCGTAACGGTCATTGCACCCGTAGATGTGACACCTGTTACTGCGTACTGTGTCATTGAATGGCTTAATGCGAATATGGAACGTATCTCGATGTCGTTCGGTAACGCAGTGACAGACACAGCAGCAATTCGCACTGCTGTCACCGCACAGGCTCCGGAGACGGCTGATACTGCACGCATCGTCGTCCAGTTCCAGAACGTGCAGACGGTGGGAGCTGTTCACCGATTCTTCGATCCAGTTCTGCGGCCGAGCACCGGTTCTGAGTGGTCACCGGGCGGATTGCTTGGAAGTACCGCTGTATCCATCATCGAGATCAACGATCAGCGAATCGTGCGCTTTGGCCTCAACGTGCCGCTTTCGAATGAGACGCAGCAGGTCATCATTCATGATGAAGAGGCGCCGATTGGTAAGCCTGTGCAGTACGAAGTTATCACTCGTGCTGTCTACCCGAATGCGATCCTGGTGTCGGCACCAACGGGCACATCGGCAGTGTTCTGGACGTCGGGGTGGCTGTGGCTGTCCGATCCGCTACGACCCGGCTCAGGGCGTGCGTTCATCCCGCAGAAGTTCGGGTCGATCGAGCGCCCAGTGCGCCAGGGGAAGTTCCGCCCGATCGGACGTGAGGATGCAGTTATCACGACGGGCACTCGTGGTCTTCGTGAAGGTTCGTACACCATCTTGACGCCGCGACGTGTAGATCGTGAAGCGTATGAAGAGCTCACCGAGCTGACGAATGTGTTCCTTCTGCGCATGCCCGCGGACCAGGGCGAAGTCGAAGGTGAAGCGTATTACGTGAAGTTTGATGGTGGATCGCCGCAGGATCGCCCTGTGCCAACACGCACTCCGCATCGTACGATCAACCAGAGCTGGACGGAGCAACGGCGTCCGATGAGCCTCCTGGAATATGACGGATCGGACGTGTAAGCGATGTTCGTGTCAAGCAACCGTTTCGATCGGGATATCCGTAATTCCCACGACGTTGCCGCTCGTTGTGATGTTATCGACCCGTCTGGTACAAACATAGTTGCGCAGCTCGACATCGTGTCGGGAAATGTATCGGCTGACGCAAGCCGAAAGATCCGGCGTCAGTGCTCATTGACGATGCAAGATCCGACAGGTGCTCTAGTTCCGAACACGGCACAGGATTGGCTGCAGCCGTTGTCCGGCTACACGCTTCAGTTGCACCGCGGAATCGCATGGAAGGATGGCTCAAGCGAGCTGTTCCCCTTGGGCACGTTCATGCCGTACAATCCGCGTGTCAACGACAACGACGAGACGCTGCAGGTACAGATCGACGGGTACGACCGATCGAAGATCATCAGCCGTACGCGATGGACTCAGCCGTACAGCATTCCCGCTGGCACAAACACCGGGACGGCGATTCGCGCATTGCTTCTTGACCGGATGCCGAGTCTGCGGTTCAACTTCGAGCCAACGAACACAACGGTGCCAGCAACGATCCTCGGCGCAAACATGGACGAGAACGATCCGTGGAACGACGCGGTTGCGCTGGCGTCTGCTGACGGCATGGACTTGTACTTTGACGCACGTGACATCGTCACGTTGCGCCGCGTGCCTGACCCGGACACTGACCCAGTCGTCGCTACGTACGATGATGGAACAGATGGTACTGTCGTCAACTTCACTCGTCAAAACAATGGTGATGTAGCGTACACCGGAATTATTGTCACCAGCGAAGGGTCAGGCGTCACGCCACGACGACTCGAGCTATGGCGTCCAGATACTGATATTCGCATTCCGTACTTCTACACGACATCGTTTATCAATACCGACGAACAGATGATGAACACGGCGCTGTCGTTGTACCGCAAGGTGACACGTGCACAGTACGGTGTGGAGATCCAAGCCCTTGCCGACCCACGCCAGGAAGTTGATGACGTCATTCGGATCGTACGGGCGAAGTCAAAGATTAACGATGTCTTCTCTATCGTCAACATGACCATGCCTCTCGATGCTGAGACGCTGATGTCGTTGCAGAGCAGTCAGCGGAGGACAGCCGGATGACCGCCCCGCGGCAACCGAGCGAGATCCTCAGCCGTGCTGCGCTGAACACGTCAACGACGCGGAGCATTGCCGGCGCGATCGTAGGACAGCCCCCAGTTGCGTCGGTTGGCCGTCGCTGGGGGACCATTTCCGGCATCAACGCCAACGGCACGGTTGACGTCATGATTGGCGGCACGGAGACCGAAGGCATCGCACGTGATGCAAACTACACGCCGTCCATCGGTGAAGAAGTCTACATCGACATCGTTGGCGCCGATGCAGTTGTTGCCGGCACCACTGCGCCGAGTGGTCTGAACCCGCCGCCGCCGTACGTGCCGCCATTGAATCGCATGAATCAGCGACTGGGCACCATCACAGCGGTCGACGCGACCCAGACGCTGGTGTCCGTCAAGCTGGACGACAACTCGGTGAAGACGAACGTTCCGACTCTGGCGAGCTACCATCCCATGCTGAACGACACGGTGCAAGTCGTCCAGGTTCAGGGTACATATTTGGTCATCGGCAGCACGAACGAGACCAGCCGCACATACCGTCGAGCTGTCGGAGATATCGAACCCGCGCTGGCCGTCAAGGACGACACTTTGGTGTGCAACGGGCAGGTCGTGTCCCGATCGACATATGCACGACTTTGGTCATGGGTACAAACGAACAGTCTTGTGAAGACCGGGCTGTTCACCAGTGGTGACGGTTCGACCACGTTTGGTCTGCCTGACTGGCGCGGTCGTACGGCCCTTGGTGCCGGTGTGTTCGCTGGCGTCACGTACAACGTCGGCGACCTAGTCGGCGCCGCGTCTCAGGTCCTCTCAACCGCTCAGATGCCAAGCCACGACCACAACGTTGCGGTCGCTGCACACGGTACACACGATCACAGCATCTCTGCGTCGACTAGTGGTGCTGGTAGTCATGGGCACGACGGCACAACTGGTACTATGGACGCGAATTGGAATCACGCACACGGCTTGCCTGTGCGGTATTCCACTGAGTCTGTGCACACACACGCTGGTATGCCAGGCACTGTTCCTGAAGGTCCAAACCCGGCTGGAACACTACCTCCGGCCGCAGCTGGAACATATGGCACAGACACCAACCACAGGCACGGCTTCAGCACATCCGTTGCATCAGCACACACACACTCTGTCAGTGTTGATGCCATGGCCGTCAGTGCTGGGTCTCACGCGGTGACTGAGTCTACAGTCGGTGGCACGACTCCCGTTGACGTTCGCTCTCCTGCATTCGTCATCAACTGGTTGATATGGTTCTGAGGAAGGACACACGAACATGGCAATTGAGATCACTGACGAGATGCGAACGGCTGTTCTCGCTGAAATATGTGCAAATCAGGGTGGACATATCTTGGACACACAGAATATGTTCACGTACGGTGAGCACGCAGTTACAGTGCGCAGTAAGACAGACGGACGTATGCCGTACATCGTTTGCTCACGATGCGAGCTAACTTGGCTCGTCATCGATGAACCCGGCATCGGATACGATGACGCCGAAGGACGCTTGCGGTTACGCCTCAAGGCTGCCGATCCTGTCAACAAGCGAGCAAAAGCCCGAGCTGCAAAGCAAGGTTGATGACATGGGAGAAGCAATGTGGCGTGTTGTGAAGATTGAGCGCACGCGACTTGCACAACGGCTAGGTCGTCGTGGGCTTCTTCTACTGCTCAGTGGTCTTGCATGGATAGGTGTCGGTACCAACATCATTCGCAACAACATGGCACGTTTCTCGCAGCCAGGACCTGATGCTGATCTCATCCTGCAGTTCATGGACAGCAATTGGATCGGCTGGCTTTGGGTATTCGCTGGCGCAGCAGCTCTCGTTGTCGTGATCTTTCGCGGAACACGTTGGCCCAAGATCAGCGACGCCATCGGATACAACGCCATTCTGACGCCGCCGATGATCTGGACCCTAGCGTTCCTGTGGTCATACGTGACATACATCATGTCAAATGGAGAATACGGTCGCTCTACATCGCTTTATTCACTAATCGTGTGGTCATTGATCACACTGTTTATTCTCGTCATCGCTGGGTGGCCGGAGCCAACAACGCGAGGCGAACCGCCCAAAAATGGGTTTGGTAGCCGTCCGTCCAACGGGGAGACGAACGACTGATGGACAAGTCAATCATCGTCGCACTCATCGGACTTGCGGCGTCTCTCGCTGTCGTCATCATTGGCAATCGGTACACCGCTCGTACCGCGCGCAAAGCACAAGAGACGACCGAACGACTCGAAGAGCGCAAGCTTGACGCGGCAGAAGCACAGCAGCAGTGGCAGGGTTGGAAGGACGAGGCGCTGGAACTGCGTCGATTGCGCAAGGAAGATCGTGAAGACTATGAGCGCGATCGTGAAGAAATGTCAGCTTCAGTACGATCGTGCCGTACCGAAACAGAGCAAATGCGCACCGAGATGGGACAGATGCGTAATGAGCTACAGCGCATCTCCACTGAACGTATTGAGGAACACCGTGAGCGCGAATCGCTCATCGCTTGGTGCCGAATCGTCGTTGTGCTGCTTCGTCAGGCTGGCATTTCGTACCCGCCGCTTCCGCCAGGTGTTAGCCCCGGCGACACGAATCCGCACGGAATTCCTGCACAGAGTTCAGTCTAGTAAAGACACGCGCGACACTGACAATGCGTATCATCGTCGGCTCTCATGTTCCACCATGCTCGAAGCCACTTGATCACTTCGTCCTCGCATAGTAATCCCTGTAGTCCTCGCCAAGATGACGGCGCCAGTCGTTCGTGACGTCGATCGTGCGGGCTCCGTCGGGACTGCCAGGGGTCATCTCCGGGTCCCCGATGACGGACCCAGGCTGGCCCTCGAGCGAACGTCGCGCCCAGTCGGCGATCCACTGGCCGGAGTGAACAGGGACGCCCTTGCCCCAGACGGCACCGAGGTTGGCGTCCCAACGCTGCGGGCTGATCTTCCACGCGTCTGGGAACCCCATGATACGCGCAGCTTCACGATGCGTGAAGGTCCGGAGAACGTGAGGATGAACGTACTCCGTGAGGGCCCCTCCCGTAATGACATAAGCGTGACGCTGCGACCGCCAACGCCCAAGCTGTGTCGGCCCCATGGAGAACTCACGACGCTTAAGATGCTCTTCACGAGTGATTCTTCCTGACTTCTCGAACGGGCTGTCCACCGGATACTGCCATCCGAGTCGCGGGTCACCCTTCGGGTACGACGCGTCGCCGGGAAGGTTGCCGAAATGGGCATAGTGCCGCTTGCACAGATCCTCGAGCGCATCTCCCTCTGGCCAGCCGTCAGACTCGACATCGAAGCCAGCCGCCGCCAGGTTGTCAGCCACCCACTTGGCGCGTCCCCACTGTGGGGTCCGCTGGATCTGATGGCCGTCAACAACGCCGTCAGGCGAGCGGAGAGCCCGCGACCAACGGGTCGGCGGCAAACGATACGGCTGGGGCGACCACGTGACTGCGTTGGCCTCCAGATCATGCAACGCATCGTCCGCTGTCGGCACGTAGCGCAGCTCCACAGGTTCAACGCCGAACGGTACCTGACTCATGACGAGGAAGTAGCGCCGGCGCATCGCACAACCGCCAAGCGACAGATTGTTGTGCAGTACATGGGTGACGGAGAACTTCTTCCCCGTGCCTGCTTCGAGCGATGCGTGCAATTGGTTCATCAGCTCGAGACCCTGGCGATAGGCACCCTGCACCGATTCGAAGATCACGATCTGGGGGTTGGCCCTGGCGGCGAATCCGACAAGTGCACGCATGTATTTGTTGATCGGCGAGTCCACACCCTTGAACGACTGCACCTGTGTCAGCGTGGAAAAGCCGGAGCAAGGCGGATTGCCCAGCACGACCTCACAGTCGATCGTGTCCCAGCCGGAACCATCGCCTTCACGATCGACTTGCATCTCCCACTTGTCGCCGAGAAGATGACGATTCGCCCATGCGTTGGACGCTCCGAATGCGTCGGGACGCTCACACTTGCCAACCATCTCCAGCCCAGCTTGGACTGCTCCGAGCGCGAATCCGGAGCCGAACCCGACAACCTCTGTGAATCGGATGCTCATCCTCGACGCCTTCGCTTGTTCTTCTCCGCAGCCGCCAGACGAGCGCGCACGGCACTGGGCGGGAGCACCGACTTGATAGCACGACGCTCGCGGTACCGCCGCACCTCGAATGCGACAGTGAGCAAGAGTGCGATGATGGCGATGACCAGCGCCATGACGTCCATCAGTCGACCTTCGGCCAGCCGTGCGACTCGAGCAAACCCTCGATGTCCGGAGGCGTCCAGCCGGGAGGCTTCACGATGTCCCACTGCGAGCCGCGCTTGGAATCACTGCCGTCCTTGGCTGCGCGGACTTTCGCCATGTTTGCAGCCTGCACGAGGTCCCAGCCTTCCTGCCACGGGTAGCCCTGGAGATGAGCCGTTCCGAGCGCGACGTACACGAGGTCGATGAGGGCATCGAACATCTTCGCGTGGTCGCTCTCTGCGACACCCTCATTGAACTCGTCGAGCTCCTCCTGCAGGAACTTGGCGCGGAACTCGAGTAGATCCGCGGGCACGTCGCGTGGACCGATGCCGTGCGCTGTGAACGTCGTGTTGTCCAGGCCGAACTGCGCATGGAAGATCCCGACGTCATCGAAGTTGTCGAGATTGCTGAAGCTGTTCGTCATTCCGTGATCTCCAGTCCGAGTCGCTGCTCGATGAGTGTCTCGAGCAGATGTTCATCCCAGCGCCGCTGAAGAAGCGCACGCTGTGTGTTCGTGATCCAGAGCCAAGTGCCCTCGTCGTTGAGTGCTTCCACCCGGCGCTTGAGCTGCTCCGGCTGGTCGACGCGCAGCCACCGAGCAAGCTGCAGCTCATCCTCAGTCCAGTCGTCGCGGACTGACCATAGACCATCCGCGACACGATGCGAACCGTCCACCTGGCGCGTGTTGGGCACGACCCAACCCTGCGAATCGACAGGCGGAACGAAGAAGCAGGCCGTGCGTGCAGCGAAGCACTGGAACGGCTTAGCCACAACCCAGTTCATCCCGTTGGTGATGGTACCAGTCGCCGGTAGGCTGATCGTCGCGCGACCCAACGCTAAGAGGCTGGGGAAGTCGAGAGGGTTATTCTCGATGACCTTGCCCGTGACGTCTGCGAGCGACTTGTCCGACCACTTCCCGAACACAGGCGCGTCGGGGAACTGGTCGAAGATCCACCGCTGCACCATGACAGATCGACGCATGCGTACGTCAGGCAGATACGCAGCTGTCGTTGCCACAACGATATCATTGCGCCGATCGTGTGGTGTGCTGCCCCAAGTGTCCCAGTCATCAGGCAGAATGGCGAGTTCGAGTCCGGAGTAGCGGTAGTAGTGGTCCGTCTTCCAGACCTCGCCGCCACGCTGCTGCTCAGCCTTGAAGCCAAGTTCAGACGGTGTGCGCGGATCAAGGTAGCGCTCGTGCTTTGCATCGCGCTTGTATTGGTACTGCGCCAGGACAGGTTCATCCTCCGTGGTGCCCGTCGGCCACTTGATGTCGCGTGCCTTGAAGAAGTTGCGCGGATCGGCCGTCAGCCATACGACCTTGCCCTTGCCACCGTCGGACTGAGCATCGCAAAAACGGTTCACGCCGTCAATGAGGTAATGGCCGTAGTTGCGCGCCCATGCGTACGGCGTGGCGAAGATGCCTTCGGACCATGTCTTGTCCACAAACGGAATGGGCGCATGCACGACACCGTGCTGGCCGACCTGCATGACTAGCGCGTCCATGCGCATGATCAGAGCCTTCACGTACTCCTCAGCGCTGGTTACCTCACGTGAACGGTCGCAGCACGTCAGGTCCCACGTCTCGTTGGCGACAGCCGTCTTGCAGAACGCACAACGGTACTCGCCGTTTGCATGCAGCCACGGTGAACGGCTGATTCCGTCAGGCCACGGGTTGATGACATTCTTCGGAAGACCAGCACTACCACCGTTGTTCTTGCCGATGATGTACCACTCGATGTCAGGATTCCGCTTGGCCAGGCGGATGAGGACGTTCAGCGCCTCAGCGTTACCAGCCATATCGCCCTTGGACAGATCGAGTTGCATCGAACGGCCCAGCTTCGCGTACCCGATGCGCTTCACTGCAGCGACTTCTTGTGGTCGTTCAGCGTGTGTACGTGCGGCAGCCGGATGTCCCAGCAGTAGCACCGCTCTGCACCACTGGGAACAGGCCGCGGCTCAGTACGTGCCTTTCCGAGATTGGCGTGCGTCACTCGATTCCTTCCAGCCACTTAGCTGCCTGGATGACCAACACCTCGTCGAGAGGTGTTGCGTGCAAGGGAGCGGAGTTGAGAAGCGTCAATGCCGCGATCATCTCGACATCGCGACTAGGGTTGATCCTGCCACGAATGGCGGTTTCAAGCACCTTGCCCTCAGGCCACGGCCCGAAGTCGCCATGACGTGCGTGATCCCAGTTGATGCGACAGCCAACAAGCAGCTTGGCCAGATCGTATCGCTGGTCACCCCATGGTCGACCAGCAAAATCACTGCGCCAGTCGATCCCGTAGAACTGACCATCATCACCGTAGATGATGTTCCCTAGGTTGAAGTCACCGTGCCACCGGACCGGCTGGACGTTCCCAACGACAGAATCCCAGTCGACACGTGACACCGCGTCATACGTCATGGCACGCAGCTCCGGCGAGAGCATCGAAATACGCATCATCGTCTTGTCGTAGTAGAACGACTTGGCAGCGTCCATAGCCTCGTCAGGCGTGACGTCGACTGGACGCCATACGGTCTGCATCGCCCACTCGAGCAGCTGTGACATCTGACTTGCATTCGTCACCGCGTTGTACCCGATCTGACCCGGCACGTACTGGTACGACAGCATATGGTCACGAACTGCGACCAAGCCGGGCAGCCCATCACCGACAGCGATGTGCCGTCCGTAGTGCTTATCTGCTTCGGACGACGCATCCCAGAACTTGACCACACGACCGGATTCGGGAAGCAGCCACGTGGCCTCTTTCTCCTTTGTCCAGTCAAACCCCTGGCGCTCGATGACAGCACGCCGATATGCGTCAGCGTCACCAACGTCAGTCCAACTGACACGCTGTGCACAGAGTCGACCAGCATCAGTCAATGTCTCAAGACCACCGGTGACCTGCTGCTCACCTTGCACGTAGTGACCCGTGGTAACGCCGACGATGAACAGAGGCAGGTCCATCGCCTTGATGAATGACAGACCGACATACGCATCAGTGACATCATTGAAGGTCGTCGTCTTGTCCAAGATGTCGACAACACGGCCTGAAGGATGCGACGAGATGCGGCACCAACGATCGGGCGACGTTCCAACAGGCATCGGCGCAACACCTGACCAGGATGACGTCGCCTCCCACAGAGACGGATCAGACTCCCAGAGCGTATCGCACGACGTGAAAACAAGATCTTCATCGCCGACATACGGCATGGCAGCAAGCAACGATCGACCAGGACCACCGCCGGGCTGATCCCAGCCGGCGACGTTCGCAAACGTCACAGTCTTGTCAGGATGCGCCAGTTCGACATAGTCGCGGATCTGATCGCCACGGTGACCAAGGCAAATGATGACGTTCGCGTCCGCAGGTGCCAGGTCGAACAGGTGACTCAGGATCGCCTTGCCTTCCAGGGGCACAAGGCTCTTATGGAGACTTTCACCTACACGACCGATTCTGGAACCACGGCCTGCAGCAAGAATCACAAATGCTGTCATCGTGCACGTTCCTTGTCGTATCGACGGTGACATGACACGCACAAGGGCGCGTAATCCTGAAGGTTCATCGAGTACTCCATGCCTGTCGGAGTCAGAAGACGCTCGGCTGCACCTTCTGCGATGTACGCCCACTCTGCCGCAGACTGGCCACAGTGATCGCACGCGTACTGTGCAGCCCGACCACGCTCATTCTTCAGATGAAGGTGTGTCGTGTGATACTGGTTGGTTCCGCGAAACACGCCGACGTTGTGCGGTGTACGACCCCGTCGTGCCGCAGCAGCTTTCTCACGAAGAACCGGGCCGGATTCAGCATCGGCGAACTGACGCTTCCTTGTCTCAGCGATCTTTGCTCGAACTTCAGGTGGGCACGGCTTGTCCTTTGACCAAGCCATTATGAACGCCCGTAGTCATCTTCAATCCTGATGACATCATCAGGAAAGAACGTAGAAGCTTCGAAATACCAAGCGGGACCGGTAACGCGGTGAACGTCACCGGCTGCATAGTGCACGGAGTCCTGCGAGCCGTCGAAGAAGATTATGACCTCGTCCTTGTGGACGTGGTACTGCAGCGACGTGCGGTGACCAGGCAGGACGTGTAGCAGCTTGAGCTGCACCTTTTGAGCCTGAGACACCGTCTCCAGCTCGTAGCCCCAGTTCTTGTAGTTGCGCACGACCGCGCACTCCCGGATGCCGCCGCTGTCCGTGATCGTCGGGCGCTCGTCGAGCTCAGCGACCGCCAGGAGGCCGTCACCGATGACATCCGTTGCGTGCGTCAGTTCGAAGCCCTGGCCCACGTTGAGCTTGCGCCCGCCGACCGTCCAGTCGCCCATGTAGACGAAGATGAGGCCGGGACCAATGATGCACGGGTCCTCGCTCGTCTCCTCGTCCAGGAGGTGCAGGCTGTACCCGTCACCGTTCATGCTTCTCATTCCTGTGCCTTCCTATGATCGAAACGGTTGTGATGCGTGCGACAGAGCGGGATGTAGTCGTACGGATCGTCAGACACACGACGTCCATCAGCAAGAACCCGAAAGCTGTCAGAGGGCTCATCGTGATTGAGTGCCCAGTCCAGCTTATCACCAGTTCCGCATTCTGTACACGCTGTCGGGTTGCCGCGGACTTGACGTACACGATTGTGAATTCGCTTGTACTCCGTGTCGACGTTCGTGGACTTGTACTTGCGAGCGTTGCCGCTGGGTTTGCCCCGGAGGGCTGCACAATGCGCGCAGTCCTCCGGATGCTTGCGGCCCGGACGTCCTACTTTCGCATTCGTCGCAGGATCACGAGGCTTACCGAGTGGCCAAGGCATTCGAGACCTCGTGACGAACGTACCGTTCCATGTCACTGCCTGTCCACTCCGGATCTGCGACATCGTCCCAGATGTAACGGAGCGCGCAACGCGCACGCTCGAAGATGGAACCTTCGCCTGGACCGAACCACCGAGTCCATCGATTCGAGGCATACGCCTCGTTGAGCAGTTTCTGCATGCGGTCGAACGGGAGTGCACGAAGCCATGCGTCTGTCTCGATCACGCCGAACTCCGGCGCGACATTGAACGAGTCGAGCACGTCGTCATACTTGTGCATTCCGCCGTACCAATCGGCGTTGTGCGCCTTGGTCTTGATGCCGTGCCTATGGTACCGCTCCGTTACACCGGCGACCCACTCGACACTGCGGAACATACCTTGCTGTCGATCGGCCCAAGCATGCCCGCCCAGATCAAGCACAGCGTAGTCAGGAACGAGATCAGCGGCAAGTGCAGTGTCCACAAGCAACTGGAGCCATCCCTGCTCGTCACGCTCGCCACCGACCTCGATGGTGTTTACGTTGTCGGCGTACCGCTCGATGAGCCGACGCAGTTCAGCTTGCTGCTCCTCACGTGGCAGCTTGATGACGTCGATGTGCAGACCGTCAAATCCAGCTTCGACATCGATGTCGAACGCGCGAACCCAGTCATCATTCGGATCGCCGTTCTGGAACGGACCACCGTGGTCACGGATGACCTTGGTCTCGCCGTCGCTGAGACGATGCGCCACTTCGACCAGCTCAGCCGGCGTCATGCCGATATAGCCGCCGTGTTCATCCACCTGGCGACGCGACGCGACGATCTGTGGGATCTTGAGCTTGGCAGTTTCCTCCACGACCAGTCGTGAGGTTGCCCCTACACAAAGCTTCACGGTGTCAGTCTCGTTCCTATGTAGTCGAGTGCCTGCGCCACGGCACGATCGCCGCCGCGTCGACTGGTGATTGCATCTGCTGCACGAAGGGTACCGGGCCATGAGCCTGCGGGTGCAATGCCGAACCCGAACGCTTGCATTACTGCTGCGTCGTGGTAACCGTCTCCGATGTACACGATATCATCATCTGGGCAATCGTAGCGACGCAACGACGCAAGATCCTGGATGTGTGCGATACGGCCAGCAGCATCTGCAGGAGCCTTTGTGATGTTGAGGCCCATGTGCGACGCCCTGGCGACCGAGATCTGTTGCCAATCGCTTGTGATGATCTCGATCTCGAATCGTCCCATGCGACCGTTCCAGAACTTGATGGCCGCATGATCATCAGGACCGAACGCCTTCATGGGTTTCTTGCCCTCGGCATCGACGTATAGCTTGCCGTCGGTCAACACGCCATCGACGTCCAGCACGACCAGCTGAGGTCCGCCCCGCCGCCGGAGCGACCGCGCGCGAACGCGGCCGCTCCAGCTGGTGTAGACGTCGGGCATCAGAACGGAACGGCAGGCGGGGTGACTCCGCCGGCAGCCTGCACCGGCTGCTGGTAGACCGGAGCCTGCTCAGGCACGGGTGCCGGAGCAACCGGAGCGACCGGAGCGACCGGCGCCTGAGGTGCCTCTGCCACCGGCTGAGCGGGCGCAGGAGCGACCGGAGCCGGGGGCGCGTAGGCGACAGCCGGAGCCGGAGCCGGAGCCGGAGCCGGAGCCGGAGCCACCGCCTCCTGGACAGGCGCAGGAGGCGCGACCGGCTGAGGTGCCGGAGGTGCCACCGGCGTCGGAGCAGGCTGCTCCACCTGAGGCTGCGGAGCCGCAGGCTGCGGCGCCGGAGCCGGAGCAGGAACCGGAGCAGAGGCGACCGGCTGCACCGGAGCAGGGAGCGGAGCAGGCACCGGAGCGGCCGGAGCCGCCTGCCACTGCTGACCAGCCGGCTGAGCACCAGCGAACGGCGGAGCCTGCGGGATCTGCGGAGCCGGAGCGCCGCCTCCCATCAGCTGTCCGATGCCGGGCAGACCCGGAACACCGGCACCGCCAGTGGCCGCGCTGACCCGCTTGATGTCCGGCTGTGCCGCACCCTGGTAGGTCCGGTGCCCGACGTTGACGCGAGCACGCTTCCCGACCAGTGCAGCCGCGACCTGTTCCATGTTCGGACCCTGGCTGAAGAACGCCTGATCCAGACCGAGCGCCTGCATCTGCGTGAAGAAGATGCGCAGTGCATTCGGGTTGTCCTGCGAGATGGTGAAGTTGTTGTAGAGCGTACGCCCTGCCTGCTCCCCATCTTCGATGGAGAACTTCACCTTCAGCATCGGCTTACTGCCGTCGTTCGTCGTACCAGCGTCGCAGCTCTTCACCACGACGTTGTAGTCACCGATCGGAATGACGCCCAGCTGAGCGCCCATCTGCGACATCAACGAGCCAAAATCGATGCTCATGTGCGTGTTTCCTTCCTTGCCCGGCGCTATCTGCGCATTAGGCGGTTGGTGCAACCACGGCTTCCGGAGCCGGGACAGGGTCAGGAGCGGCTACCTGCGGGACCGGTCCGAAGACGGCATCCAGCATCGAGCACACGTTGACGGCAGGGCCTACAACGTACTCGGGCAGCCGCCCCTGCACACGTTCCCCAGCCTCGAACAGATTGCTGGGACGTGTGAGCATGACGCGCATCGGCGCGGGCGGTGGTGCAGACGGATCAGTGGACGGCTGGGTCTGCACGAACAGATACCCAACGACGTCGATGAAGTACGGAAGAGTGGTGCGAAGCTGGCCCTGCACGTACGGACGCCACTTGCCGTCGCGCTGCTCCGTCATGGCGGTGATCACCACGGCAGTGAGCGGCGTCGTCGGATGCTCAGTGAGGTCGCGCAACTGGCGAATGAGCGCCTCCATGTGGGTGAGGATCTCACCCCACTTGCGCTGATCCATCTCGCCCGAGCCCAGGGTGATCTGGTCCTTGAGCTTCTTCTGCACCTCAGAGATGGAGTCGATAACGAGCGACTCGAACGGATGCTGCCCTGACTGCAGCCACTGCATGACACGAATCATCACCGAGTAGTCACGGATGATGACGACGCAGGTCTCCCACGTTCCGTCATACACCGGCGGATTGTCACGCATCGGATCCCAGAAGACCTTGATCCCCGGAAGGAAGCGATGCGCTGCTTCTGCGTCAAGCAGAAGACGCGGCGCAGGAGCGGTGTTGGCGAACGTCGACTTACCGACCTTGGTGTCCGCGTGCACCAGAATGGAGAGCGAACGTCCCCGGATTGCCATGTGCTATTCCGTCCGTCGTTGTAGTGGTAATCCTATCCGATTACCGGAGAAAGGGCAACAGGAACTCGTCTCAGAACTTTGCTTCATCCTGCTTGTAGCGCTCGTACGGATCCTTCTTCTCGTACCATTCGCTGAGCATCGCTTCCCAGTTCTCCGTCGGTGCCTCATCCATAATGGGGCATACGGGCAGGAAGTCACAGTCCCAGTGACAATCACGAGACGGTCGCGGGTAAACCCAGTACCGATGGTCTCCACCGGCATCCAGCTCACGTCGCGCTTCCATCATCTCCGTGATGCGCTTGTTCGTACGCAACCACATGGACTCAAGCTCACGCTTGTTGTGGTGAACTTCTACCTGATCGTAGAACGGCGGCTCAGCCCTGGCGGTCCGCTTCACCTTCTTAAGCATGGTGTAAAGGCCGCCCATGGTCGGCTCACTGGGCTCGTCACCGTTCTTGGCGATGCTGTCCAGCCGCTCGAGCATCATGTAGAACTTCATCTGCTCATCGAGCGGAAGCATGGCAGGACCGTCCTTCAGGTTGGCCGCTGTCTTCCAGTCACGGAACAACCGCGCACCGTCAATCTCACGGTACACACGCTGATCCAGCTTGCCGCGGATACGCACACCTTCGACGCCCGACGCAACCTCAACAACGACCTCAGCGCCGGCGACCTGTAGGCCTTCATCCAGTCCAGTCTCCTGAGTCCACGCAACGAACCCCTCCAGCATGGCATGACCCAGCTCACGCTCCTGCTGAAGCTTCTTACGGAGATCTGCGTCCAAGAAGCCGCGCAGATTCTCGCGCTGGATCAGCTGCACCGTGGCGCGATCGTGCAGCTCCTCATACACCTCCAGCGGGTCCTCGCCGGTGACGTACATACGTTCGAGGCATTCGTGAACACGCGTGCCGAACGCCAGGGCACCCGTGATCGGCTGCTCGTGCCCCTTCAGACCGAGCTCGCGAACGAACGTGAGGTACCACTTGCGCTTGCATCGCGTCCAGGTCTGCAACTCGGAGTTGCTGACGGGCGGAATCAGATCAGTCTCGGTAATGGTCATGTATCAGTAACCCTTCCGTGCCCGACGCATGACGTCAGACACACTGTCCATCCGGCTGGCCTGGTCGTCCAGACGCTGGCGGTCTTCCCGAGTCAGTTCATCACGTCGTGTTGCAGCAAGACGCCGTGCACCTCGTCGCACCTGACGATGAGCCCGCTCCAGGTGCTTGCCTGCCAGGGTGCCGTGCTCGCGCGCGTGGACAACACGGTAGCCGACGTTCTGGACGTTCTCGATTGTCCGCTGGTTGTCGCGCTCGAGTCGCTTGCACGCTTGGTAAACCGGCACGCGAAGAAGGTGACGTTCCTTCTGCGGGTCGCAGTTCATGACTTGCGCGAGTTGTGCGTACGTCACGACCGAGTCCGGCTCAAGGCCATTGAAGAGCTCGTACACCCGGTCCTTCAGCGGCACCAGGACGATTGCTTCCATGATTCCTCCATGTCTATTCCGATCGTACTCGTGAGCGCCGTGGACTCGAACACACGGTGTATGCCGTTCGCTCCTATGTTCCGTCTCGCTGAGCGAAGCCATGCCTCGTAAAGCATCGCATTGCGGCGTCGCGCGCGGATGCCGAGGCCTCGAACACTCGGTGGCTGCCAGTCATCCCATTGTCTAGCGTTGCGGTGCTGCGCTACGCAATGCCATGGGTGGCATTACAGGACGGCCAACTTGGTGTTGAACCGACCGAACTTGAGACGGTACGCGCCGACGCCGACCGCACGTCCAGCACGTTCCACGATTTCTTCGAACGTCGTCTGACTCACAAGTGACGTGTCGAGAAGCCACTCGGACTCGCACGACCAGCCAGCGACGATCGGACGACATGAGTCCATCTTCTGCCCACGTGCGTTCGCCACGAGTCGAAGATCGACGTACGGAGAATCGAAGCCGCCGCTGCCTGCGGACCACAGACCATCCATCGTCCGAGGGCCGTTGTACTCGAGCTTCACATCGCCGTCGATCGCGATGATTCCGGCCTTGGCCTTCTGCTGCAGACCACGTTCGTACTTGCTCGAGTCGATGAGACACTTGAAGATGTTGGCTGACGGCAGAACTGGGCCGAACGCTTCATCCCAGTACCACGCGGACTGCCATTCCAGATGGAGCAGTTCGATCTTGTCCTCGGTCGTCTTCGTGCGCTTTGCACGTAGTGGTCGCATGCGCTGCGCCCAGACATTGAACTCGGATGCTGCTTGCACGTTGTGCAGCATCAGAGGTCGACTGCCTTCCATGCGCAGACGGTAGTTGATCGCCTTCACGTGATTCCTCATTCCTGTGATCGTTGCCTACGTCGACACTAATCTACACGTATCATACTGTCAAACTTAGTTCATCAAGTTATGAGGAACGGAACGTGATCACCCATTGCTCGGTGATCATGTCGAGAGGAAGTCGCGCCACGCGCGGCTCCACCTTGTTCTTGACCTCTGCCGTGTGAATGGCATAGTAGGTACGACCCAGGAACAGCGCCTTCTCCAGTGTACTCATACCGGGCGTCTTGATGACGTGCAAGTCTTCGGGCGTCAACGTCTCACCCTGGCGGTCTGCGAATTCCTTGGTGATGTCTTGGAACTGCTTGGCGTACGTGTTCTTCTCGTACGGCA